GGATGGTGGTACTTTCTGCTTCGCAAGCAAGAGCCGCACTGTCTCTAGGGTGGGCCTTGGCCAACGCACCATGGACTCCATTTTCCCCTTGTGGATTACCGGCGATGTCGTACCCACGGGCGCCAGGCCGCACGTTCGGGTTGGTAATGCCATAGCGCTCAGGCACCTCTTGCTCGCCAAGCGTTGTATCGCTCCTACAACCTCCATCCAAGGAGCCTAACCCATGTTCATTCTTGACACTCTCCTGGCCGACCCTGTGCGGACCTTGTTACTCATGGGGGTGCTCTGTGTCGGCGCTGGTGTTGTCATGGTCCTTTGGGCTGGATGGTTGCGGCGGAAGGCTGTCAGCGCTCTGACGCCCATTCACCTTTGCGGGCCCTATATCACCCAGTACAACACCTACGCCAATGCCTTTCCCTTGGGAAGCGTGCTCGCGGATGTCGAAGGTTACGGGCTCAAGGAGCTTGTGTTCTACCGTGAGGGCACATCACGTCGATTTCAGGCCGTGGTTCACATCAACGGGCACATTCTCATGATTGGCGAGGTCTTCCTGCCTCGCTTTCCAGGGGATGAGGTCCGCTTCAGTGGCCCCCAGTGGCAGCGCATGGCACTCAAATCGGCCTTCGACAGGCTTCCTATCGACCTCATTTCGGCTCAAGGATAAGGAGACCCATGATGTACAACAGCGTCTTGGCCAGCGAGAATCACAACCCCGTCATGTTTGCCTTGTCTCTTCTGGGGCTCAAGATGGGAGACCCGCGTTGGCCCTTCACTGTGGAAATCAAGGAGACCAACTACTCCGTTCCGGCTCCTGAGGGTTTCGTGCCTCCTGGCAGCGTCAATTTCCGTGACTTGGTGGAGCCTATCTACCTTGGGCACTCTTTGCTTGTCAATCACAAGTCCGAGCCTGGCGTGCCACCGGACCTTGAGCACCTTTGGTATCGGGAGGTTGAACTTGAAGCTGATCGTGGCGTTTGTATCCCTTGTGTCTTCGTGGCGGTGAGTTACGAGGGTAGTCCCATCCAGCCCTTGCACATGTTCTCCATCAATGTCATGTGCTCCGGCAGTCCCATTCCCAAAGAAGCTCCCAAGGAAATTGCGGCACCCTTCGTGTTGGCCATGATCTTCTTGGTGAAGGGCTGGCTCGAAGGGGCTGCCTTTCCGGCCCCGCTCGAAGAGCATCTGTCGGCGGCGGTTTTCTCCAGGACCAAATCTCATCCTGGGGTCACTGACCCTCCTATGGCCCAGGACGACGACGAGGTTTTCAACTAAGGGGGAGGAGTTGTCATGGAATCGAGTACCGAAGGTTACAATGCGCTCCAACTCGCGCACTCTTGCGTTACCAATACGAAGACTCATGGGAAAGGGGAGTTCATTTTCCATCCGATGTCTTCCCTTGGGCCTTTTGAGGTGTACAATGAGGCCATCGAGCGTGTTTTCCTTCGCTCCCATCTGCGGCCCTTGGGGGTGGTTGGATTCGACGAGATGCTGTATTCGGAGTTCCTGAAGTACGCTCAGGAGCGTCCGTACATCATCGTCGGGCTAGGGTTCGACTCGATGCACGATGGGACCTACGTGCCCGTCATTGGTGGATGTTTCATCGACGAGGTGCATCAGTTGGACGCGGTTCGGTTCAAGGCTCCCATGTTCATGCTGGGGATTTCCCTTGAGGAGATTTCCGGCTACCACGAGGGAATGGACCCCAGGGCTAAGAAACTGGGGATGTCCTTCATCGTGGGCATAGGACTGGCCTTGTATGTGGCGCATAAGCACGCCACTGGCAAGCCGCTTTTGGATCTTCGCAGTTGTGGGGTGTATGTCCCATCGAAGAAGGGGTGCGACGTGACGCCTCCTGTCGAGTCTAAGGCACCCTGCAACTAGTCCTGGAGTGCCTAGCTTTACGCACTGATCCGACCCCTTAGGCGCCTTGGTGTGATGAACCCTGGGGATGCCTGAGGGGTTTTTTGTTGTCTATTCGCCTCTTAGGGGGGGCCTTACGAGCGTTTCAAACAAGACCCTTGGTAAAACACGGTGTCACCGTGTTCCAAGGGTTGTGACATCCTGAATTTGTCATGACATGTTTTGCTCAATGGAATCAACGAGTTAGCTCGAATGTCACGATGTCACTAGGGTTGTGTGTGAGCCAGGAAAAGCTCAGAACCTCGGGCGTGATACCGTATAATTATAATTATATTATTATATATATATCCTATAGTAATCTCCCATTATCTCCCCCATTGTCGGCGCCGCCGACATACCCTTACACTACCACAGTGACATCGTGACATTTGGACCTAACTGTTGCAAACAAAGGCCGAAACATGTCATGACAAAATGCCGATGTCACACCCCCTGAAACAAATTTATAAGCTTGTCTCACTTTGAGATGCCAATGTGACGTACCCCTTGTCTCAAAAAGGGGACACTAACTGAGGGCACGAATAATATGCGCCCAACCGCCCAACCGTCTAGGCTCTCGGGATGGGGGAGTCAGAGGGGCCTTGGGTGGCGCATATATGAGTCTTGGGTGGCGCATATATGAGTAAGGTACGGCACGAAAAAGCAAGGTGCAGCACCGTGTTGTGCGGCGCCGCGTGGTGGGGTACACTCATCGCAGAGCCGGACGCCGTGCCGCACGACGCGGCACCGTGATCCGGCCAGCGTAGGAGAAGACCATGGCTGAGAAAGCGAAGATCATCGCGGGACAGCGCAAGCGACTCACCGCGGCTCAGTACGTCGCGGGAACGGCGGTCGTGGGAAGCGCTTACACGCCGTCTACTGCGATTGCTCCGGCACGCAGCACGTTGGCGCATGGCGTTGTCTCGGGACGCGCTTGTACCGTCCAGGGTACCCACGTCGCGCCTAGTAAGGACGTTATTGAACGCGACCGCCGTACCGGCAAGCTTGTCCGACGTAGGCTCTACGCTCCGGGAATGCCGACCGATCCGATCTACAGCGTCGCGTTGCGTGGGTTCGGAAAAGAGGCGGTCCGCTTGCCTATCACGCTGCTTCAGACACTCTACGACACGCTGCAAGGCGACGACACGGGACTCGCGGCACTTCTGGACGCCACCATGGACACTTTGATCGCCCATGAGAGCCGGACCAAGATCCGGTCCTACTCGTCAGCCGTCGGCACGGCGCCCACCGCCGACGTGGCGCCTGCAGCCACTGCGGACGGGGACGCCTCTGCCGAAGACATCCTGGGCGACGCTGCGGAGGATAGCGGCGACGCTGAGGCACAGCTAGCGGCTCTCGAAGCCGAACGCTCCCGGCTCCAAGCCAAACTGAAGCGCCGCTAGATCCAATCGTCCTCTCAGTTGCTAATCCCCTATGGGCCCAGCGCCCATAGGGGATTTTTTTTGCCCATCCTGCCAAGACGGCAAATCCCCCTGTCCTGGGCGCGAAGAACCCCAGGTCCCCCCTTCGCGCCTAGGCCCCCCTCCAAAAAGCATTCCCCTCAAATCACCCATCTCCCCCACATTTTCCATCACTACATCATGTTATGTAGTGTAATGAATTCGTGCTCCGTGGTCATCCCGCTCCCTCCCACTCGCCCTCCTCGCGGTCACACCTCTTGACCATTTCCCATGGCTACCGCACAATCCCCTCCAGGAGGTATTTAGACCATGCCTTCACCTCCACCCAGTGGGGTGACCACCAGCGACAACTCCACGATCCGCACCTCCCAGGATTCCCTCGCGGACGCCCGTCTCTTGGACATCGCCACCCGTGTCCTCTCGGGGCAGTCCCCCACCGAGATCGCCTTCGCCCACGGACTCAAGATCCGGCAACTCCGCTCCCTCATGTCCAAAGAGCGATTCCACCAGATCTACCTCCGCCTCCGCGAAGACCTGCGCTCCCACATCGCGGACACCATCCGCAACGAACGCACCGCCCCGGCAATCCGCAAAATCGCCCTCGCCGACCGCTCCCTCACCCTCATGGGCGAAATGCTCGACGCCGTGCGCGATCACCTCGGCGACGTGCGCGAAGGAGGAGCTACCCTCAAAGCCGCCGTCCTCCACGCCGGAGTCAACCTCGTCCAAGCCACCCTGGACCGCGCCCCAGGCTACGGACGCACCGACGCCTCCACCCACACCACCAACCCCCACACCACCTTCAACATCCAAGCCGACCAGGTGGCCGTCCTCCAAGGCGCAATCCAGGAATCCGGCCTCGACCTCTCCGATATCCTCAACCAACCCCCCAATGACCCGCCCTAAGCCCTTCCTTGGGTGGAGCGATATCTGTCTCCTCCTCGACATGCCCTACACCACCGTCCGCCATACCTACGCTCGCGCCAAACGCAAACTCCACCGCGCCGCCGAAATGACCGGACTCCTCGAACACGAAACCACCCACACCACCATCCTCGCTAACTACGCCACCCCCAAAAGTGCCAACCTCCACCGGCGCCGTGCTAATGGACGAGCGTTCTATGATCCATTCGATGACCCCTTCGACGACTCCAACCCCCTAGATCCCCAGGACCCACTATGACCCTCCCCTCCTCCATGTCCGAACTCTCCCCCACCGACCTGGATGCCCTCCTCAACACCGAGGACTCCCAAGCCCGCGCCACACTCCGCGCCGCTTTCCGCCGCTCCCTCTACATCACCACCAAGGTCGGCGTGTGCTTCCTCGAACGCCCTAACCTCATGTCCGCCAAAGTCTTCAAACCTAGATCCGATTGGCTCCAATGGATCGTCACCGACCATAAACGCGGACTCCTCGAAGACCCCCGCAGCTTCATCAAATCCACCGCCTCATCCAGAGCCCTCCCAGTCTGGTTGGCCATCCAACGCCCACACGACGAATACGACCACCCCCAAGAAGTCGAACGCGCACTCAACTTCCTCGCTCAACACCCTCACCTCCGAGGCCCCGATACTCGTATCATCATCGGCTCCGACTCCAAGGACCGGGCAGGCATGTTCGTCGATTCAAGCCGTACCGAGTGGATGACCAACCCCATCCTCCGATGGCTCTTCCCCGAACTCCTGTGGCCCAACTACAACCGTCGTTCCTATGGCCCATGGTCCCAACTCGAATACAGCCTCCCAGGCCGCTTGAACCCCGCCATGCCCGACCCCTACTGCCGCGCCGTGGGGATCGACTCCAAAGAACAAGGTGGCCGCGCCGAAATCCTCATCATCGACGACCTCGTGGGCGAGACCAGCTACAAATCCTCCACCGAACTAGATCGCCGCAAACGCTGGGTGCGAACCGTCACCAACCTCCTGGAAAACTCCAACTACCGCGACCCCAATGGCGGCGTCGTCCTCGTCGTCGAGAACCGATGGTCCCTCGATGATGTCAACTCCATGATCCATGACGAACTCCGGGATTGGTCCATCTGGCGCCGGGGAGCCTACCCCTGTATCGTCCACAACTACGACTCCTGCGGACGCTGGGGATCCGACGAGACCAAAGAATGCGGCCCCCAGTCCATCAGCCTCTGGACCGATAGATACCCCGATGTCGAAGCCCTCGAAGCCGTGCGGCGCGACAAGGGAGATGAGGTCTTCGCCGCGCAGTGGCTCAATGACCCCACCATCGCCTCCGCCCTCGATGAGGCCAAGTTCAACACCTTCGTCCTCGAACCCGCTACCGTCCGCGACCCCCTCTCCGGCACCATCGTCCGTGACCTCTGCGCCATCACCCAAAACCGGGATGGCCAAACCGGAGATACCATCCCCATCTCCAGCCTCACCGATCACCTCATCTCCATCGACCCCGCAACCTCCACTGACCACACCGCTGCCAGGACCGCCATCTCATGGATGGCCACCGACAAACCCACCCTCCGCCGCTACTGGCTCGATTGCCGCGCCGGACGCTGGGACGCCGACGAAGCCGTCCTCCAAGCCGTCCAACTCATCGAACACGTCTCCCGGCTCATCGGACGTACCCCGCGAATCCTGTGCGAAAAGGTGGCGGCACAATCCTACATGGGCACCGCCATCAAGATCCTCGCTAACCAACGCCGACTCCGGGTCCATGAGGTGGAAATGATCGCCCCCAAAAGAGGACCCGGTAAGGTAGACCGCATCACCCAACGAGTCGGAAACGTCCTCGGCCAAGGCCTCTACTACCTCCGCGCAGGACTGGCCCTCCCCAGAGCCGAAGTCCGCCACTTCCCCACCGGCACCCTCGACACCCTGGACACCGCCGCACAGGCCGAGGAGGTCTTCCTCCGTACCTACTCCGCCGCCGACAGCAACGCCCTCCTCGCCGCCCGCAAGAGGGCACGACGACTTCGACTCGCCCGCTCGACTACAACCGGCGCACCCTTGCTATGATCTCCCTCAACCCTCCCTCCAGGAGTCGATCATGCCCGACATGAACCTGCTCCCCTTCAAAACCCCTCGCACCCGCGACGAACAACGGGAGCGCATCACCATCCCCAGGGTCATGCGTAACGAGATCCCCACCACCCTCGTCGAGGTAAGCCCTGAGAAGATCGCGGAGATCACCCGTTGGTTGCAAGAGAAGTTGCAGTACATGATCTCCGTTCGAGAAGAATTCGTGGCCCGCAAGCTCATCAAGTACGAGCGCACCCTCGCTGGGGAACGTGCCACCATCCCCTCCCAACAAGGGGCCTCGAACGTGAGCGTCCCCTTGACCATGTGGGCCGCCTCGGGAACCCGCGCACGGCTGATCCAAGGCACCTTGAGCGGCAACCGCATCATCATCGCCCGCCCCCTCAAGGCGCGCACCGAAACCGGTGAGCCCTTGGCCGATGTGGCCGCCGCGTTGGAGAAACTCATCACCGCCGAGATCAACAACCCGCGTGGCCTCAATGGCAAGCAGGTCATCGAGAAGGTCTGCAATCAATCGGTCAACACCGGCACCGGGGCGTGGAAGGTGTACCAGGAACTCCCCGTCGTGCGGGTGGAGGTCCTCCCGGATGGATCTACAGTCAAGCGCCTGGACTATGGCAACGTGAAATGGGTGGACATCCCGTTCCGCAAACTCCTTTGGGTCGATGGCTTCGGCACCGACGCCCAGGCCATGCCCCTCGTGGGACACGAGTACGACAAGCAATGGAGCGAGATCCTCCTGTGGGAGGAACTCGGCCACTACTACGAAGGCACCTCCCAGTCCATCAAGACCTTCTACGATAACCGCAAGCTGGGGCAAGGGGAGGACCCCAAGTGGCTCCGGTCACATCGCGTGGCCGAACTCTACTGCGATTACGTCCTCTACGAAACCGGCGACCTCAAGAACCTCGTCATCCCCATCGTCATCGACTGGCACCTCGAAGCCCAAAGAGTCCTACGGGTGGCACTCAACACCAACCCCCAGGGCCTGCGCCCCCTGTTCATCGCCCCCTTCGACTATCCCCCCGATCTCTCGTGCGGTCGTGGCATGGGGGTGTCCGAGAAGTGCGAAGGGGCACAGGATGAAACCGATGAGGTCCACAACCTTTGCATCGAAGCCGCCAAGCGGGCAGTGGGACACCTGATCGTACTCAAAGCCGGTTCAAGGGCGGAAGAGGATCTCGGAGGCGAGGACGCCATCTTGCCAGGAACCGTCACGGTCACCGAGAACCCCGCAGAGGATGTCCTCACCGTCCCCCTGGGGGATCCCAAGGGCGTCGAAGTGGGCCTGGCCGTCGAAGCCAACACCCTTCATTACATCTTCCGCATCCTCGGCTACGACGAGTCCAGACTCGGAGACGTAGGGTCCGCCAAGCGCGTCCCCGGTGGCCTGGGGATGGCGATCATGAAAGAAGGACGGGTCAACATCGCCCAGGCCCTGGCCAACATCGCCAACGGCCTCAACGAGGCGATCTACCTCACCGTCGAACTCTGGCGCCGCAACCTCCCCGCCACCTCCATGACCACCGCCCTCTCACAAGAGGAGATTGATCGTCTCCTGGGAGTGGTGTTCAGCCTGGACAGCGAGGCCGTGCGGTCGCAGTTCCTTATCACCTTCAACGCCCAGGATGCCATCACGGTTGCGGAATCCCGTAAACAAGAACTCCTGGTTCTGAACCAATTCCTCATGTCCTTCTACGACCGCCTGCTCAACTACCTGCGCTTCTCCGCCACCATTCCCCCTCAAGCCCAGGGAATCATGCAGGAGATCCTCACCAAGTTCTCGGCTGCGGTGCGGGCCTTGGTGCAAACGGTGGACTCCATCCCCTCCCCCGATGAGGTCCTCCCCGATGTCGCGGCGATCATGGAGCAACTCACCCTGCTATCGGCTCAGTTGGGGGCTCAAGGAATGGGCGTGGGGAACATGGGCAACGAGAGCGGCGGGAGGGCTTCCCAGTGATCCACCACCCTCCATTGCCTCGGACCCCAGCATGTCAACGCCTCTGGACCTTGGTGCGACATTTTCTTGGCAATCGATTCCATCGATCAAGGAGATACCTCGATGGCACTGACGCTCGATGGTCTGTACCCCCTGGACGGAAGGTTGATCGTATCGAAACCACGCCCCCTCCAAGGTGGAAGCCGAAAGTCCCAGGGCGGCCTGACTCTCGTTGACGGGCGGGATCCGCACGAGCATGGGGTGATCGCCGTTGTGTACAAGGTCAGCAAGGCCACCCAAGCGCGGACGGGGATCGAGCCCGGCACTCCGGTCATCGTCAGTGAGTACTCGGGGACTCCCATCGACGACGGGGAGGTGCGGGGGAAGTTCTGGATCATCAGCGAGGGGGATATCATGGCTTTGATCGAGGCCAGTGACCTACCCAAGTCACGTCAGGGGGAGGTCCTGGAGGCGCAGGGGCAGTTGCGGCTCCCCTTTGGTGACTCCACGCCGGAGCCCCTTCAAGATTCCTATGCCTAACCACCCCCCTTCCCAGCGTCATGGTCCTCGTCGCCACGGGCGTCCGGTTCTGTCCCTGGAGGAGTGGCGGGATGTCGAGGCGGCAGGGGCTTTGGTGAGGCGCCCGGCGGTCATGGCCGTGCTTCAATACCGGTTGGAGAACGCTCTTTCCCGATTCCGGCAAGTCATGGAGGACCCAAATTCGACCCTGGATCAAATTCGTGTAGCCCAGGGTGCCATCTTGTACAAATCATATGCTATGCGTGTTCTTGAGGAGTTGGAGAGCTACGGGCACTCCGGCGGCCTCCAGGACGGCAAGGAGGATTGATGTCAGACGATTTGGATGGCAAAGGTTCCAGTACCGGCACCAAGCCCGGCACTGGTGACAAGGATCCGTCGGCCACGGTGCAGAGCACGGTGAAGGCCATGGCTGAGGAGTTTCGCAAGACCCTGGAGGCGGCACGGGCGCAGGCCACGCCTCCCGTCCCCGTGTCCACCCCTTCCGGTCCTGACCCCAAGGCGATCATGACCAAGGCCTTGGACGACTACCAGACCCGCTCCGAGTCTGGGGATTACAAGGGAGCGGTGGCTCAACTCATCGACGCCATCGGTAAGGCTCAGGAGGGGACGGCGCCCAAGAGTGTGGACGACCACCCGGCCTATCGTGCCCTGGAAGCTCAGGCGCGGCGCACGTTCAAGCAGGACCATCCTGATGTCGCCTCCAAGTGGCTAGGGGAGGTCGAGGCCAAGATGCGCTCCTTGCCCATCGAGCAGCGGCTTTCCCCGGATGCCTGGTCCCAGGCGGCGCGAGAGGTCAAGGTGAGTCACCTCGATGATGTCCTGGCCGAGGAGCGGCAGAAGATGGAGGAAGAGTTTCGCAAGTCCTTGGGCGCGGGGCTTCCGGGGGGGAATCCTCCTTTCTCGGACGGACGTGGGGTGCCTGGTGCGCGTGGTCCGGCGGGCTTGAGTCCTGATGACCAGCGCACGGCGGATATCCTGGGGTTCGACGCCGACACCTTTGCCAAGGCGCGCAAGGATTATGAGGCGGCGGTCATTCGAGATGGCGACACGCGCACGGTGGCCTTGGTGGACACGCCCCGCCGGGTTGAGCCGGGGAGGTTCTGATGGCCATCAATAGTGTGCAGATCCCGGCCATTCGCAACGGGGACCCCTCGCTTCACTACCGGTGGGTTCGCAACAAGCCTGAGCGCTATGAACAGTTGTTCATACCTCATGGGGATCGTCCTGGGTACTCCATCGTCCAGGGCACTTCCATTGAGAGCACCCGTGAGTTGGCGATCAAGCTCTTTGGCACCGAGAGCGCTCAGGGGTTGGTCGATGAACGGAATCGCATCAAGTACGGTGATTTGATCCTGGCGTCCATCCCCAAGGTCGAGTATGAGCAACGCTTGGAGGAGTTGCGGGAAAACGACCGTCGGACGCGGCAATCCATCGATGAAGCCTACCGCGATTCCCTGGATCGTCGTGGGGTTCGGGCTTTGGTTGCGGAACTCGGGGAGTTCGAGGATCGCAAGTCTTTCGCTACGCGGGAGTCCAACAATCGCGTCGGGTACACGGGCAAGCCCCGCACCGTTCGCACCTGACTTTAGGAGGTCCAGATGCCGCCAGTCACAACCGGCAGTTTCAGCAACCATCTGGCCCCCGGTATCCGGCAGATCGTCGGAACCAATCTTGGGGGTCGTGCAGCTTACTACTCGCAGTTCTGCAACGTGGAGACCTCCACGCGGAACTACGAGGATTACCTCGCTGGCACTGGGCTTCCCATTGCCCAGAACAAGGGCGAGGGCGTGGACATCACCAGCTACGATCCCATCGAGGGCGGGACGCAGCGTCTTTCGCACACCGTCTACGCCATCGGCTTCGAGGTCTCCGAGGAAGCGTGGGAGGATGATCTCTACGCGGGCCGGGGGTCGGCGATTCGAGACGGCTCGAATGGGATGGCCGATTCCTTGGCGGAGCGCGTGGAGGTGGAGTGTCATGCCCCGCTACAGCAGGCCAATTGGGCCACGTACACGGTTCTTCCTGACAGCACGGCTTGGATCGCCACTTCGCACAACCCGGTGACGGGGGGTCTTGGGGCGGCGCAGGCCAATCGTCCTTCGGTGGACGTGGATTTCTCCGTCACCTCCTTCCGGGCGGCGTTGACCACCTTCCGCAAGTACACCAACGATCAGGGTTTGAGGATCCCCAACTACACCTGGCCCACTCAACTCATCATCCCCCCGGACACCGAGTGGGACGCCAAGGAGATCTTGCAGTCCACCTACCGTCCCGACACGGTGGCGCGGGTGGAGAACGTGACCAAGAACGAGGTCTCGATCCTCGTTGACCCGTACATCACCGACACCGATCAGTGGCTCCTCCGGGCACCCAAGCATCACCTCTACATGCTCTGGCGGTGGCGTCCTCGGATGGACAACTTCGATGACCGCCGGGCTCGTGTGGCGGTGTTCGTTGGCTACGAGCGGTTCGTGTGCAGGCCGGTGCATTGGCTAGGGTGGTACGGTAGTTCGGGTGCCTAACCGATTGGATACAAGGAGGTCACATGCCTTTGACAACGAATACGACCTGGGCACCTGGGGTTAGCCCTGATGGTGCCGATTCGGCCTTCATCTTGGAGTTTCCGGCGGGGAGTGTGTCCATCCCCAAGGGGGCTCTGGTCATTCAGTCCTCGGGCAAGGGGGCGCATCTGAACGCAGCCAGCCTGAGCACCGAAGCCACCATCGATGTCCTCGGGTTCGCCCACCAGAACGGCGCCACGGCCACTGCTGGGTACACGGACACCGTTCTCGTGGCCTGTGCGATGCCGGGGCAGTTGTTCGAGGGCAATCTGGTCAGCACGGGCGGCACTTCGGATGTCACCGGTACATACACGGCGGACGTGCTCGTCGATTGCAGCTTCGTTGGCCCATCTGCCGCGACGAACAGCTACTATTGCCTCATCGCCAATACGACGGCCACGGCTGTGTGGGCCAAGACCCTCAAGTACGCTGGGGTCCAGAAGCTCGCGGGTGCCACAAGCACGTTCACCACGGGGTATGGCAATGGTGTGGGTATTGTGAACCCTCGCATGGTCTTCACCTTCGTCAAGTCCTTCTTCATGCCCTCGAACCTCTCGGTCACCTAGTCTCCTTTCCCTCGGTGGGGGTCATCCTCTCAAGGGTGGCCCCCACTTGGATGAGGTTGTCCATGCCGACCCTTCCGACACACATGGCCATTGGGCGCTCGACCATGCCGGGACCGGTGACAGGTGGGTACCAGGTCATGCACTTCGGGCCTTGGAACAGCCCAACGGGTACGTTGTCCGAGTCCATCATCTTTGCCTTCGTCGCGCCGTGTGACATGCGGCTTCACAGGATCAATTTTGAAACAGGCACCATCGGTGGAACCTCACCCACGGCTACGCTCAGGTTCTACAAGCACACCACGATCAACACCACTGGCGCCACGAACATCTACAGCGGGACTTCGGTGGCCTTGACCGCCGCGACTTACGACTACATCGCCCCCTCGGGTGAGACTGCTGGCACAGTCGCCACGGGGACTCTCGTGCAGGCTTATCGTGACATCTCCAAGGGGGAGTGTCTCTTCGCCACCCTGGAGTTGGCGGGGACCAGTCCTAACATCGCCGTGTTCAATGTCAACTGGACGGTCCACCTCGCGGGTCACCCCACCACTGATCCGGCCAACGACTAAGGGAGGGCGTCATGGGGTACTACACCAAGACCCGAGTTCCGGCCCTCCAATCCACTCTTGGGCGCAGGGTGATGTCCTGGCGAACCAGTATGCCAGGTCCGGTGGCGGGGTTCCCGGTGATCTGGACGGGCACGTACTGTGGAATCCCAGCGGTTGGGAGCGCGGCGGGGGGGTTGACGGTTTCCTCAAACGCTGCCTTGGATTGGGCTCTCCCGTTCAGTGTACGTCTCGTTGCCTTTGGGTGGTATGCCAACATTTCTAGCGGGACGGCCATGGGGATTCGCATTGGTCGTTCGACTGTCAACGCCACCATGACCGTAGCGACCGCACCAACCCGGTATGTGTCCAGCGGGGACGTGACGTTGGTTGGGACCAGCAGTGGCGGGGTCGATATCGATGTTGACCTCGGCTCCACCGGTTACAAAGCTGGGGTCATCTACTTCGACGCAGGCCAGGGCAGTGCGAGTGTGACCAACTCGATCATGTATAACGCCACCACTCAGGCGGGGCGGATCATGTCTGCCTTGTTGCCTGCCGTCGGAACCGACGCTGCCCATTACAACGAACCCGAGTGTCCCCGTGGTGACCTCAACCCTTTGACCTCCCCCAAAACAACGCTGTCCGTCAAACTCACCTTGACCAGCACAACCGTTCTTACCTTCTGTGCCTACATCATGGGTGTTCCCACCACCCACGTCCACCGTCACGTATCGAGCGATTGACATGGCCATCACCTGGCACAATCGCATTGCCAAGATCCCTGGGGACACCACTACCGCTTCGGAGGTTCTCACTGGGCCTCTCAAGTGCGACAGCATCTTCATCGTCAATCGTTCCACTTCGACGACCGCTGCGGTGGAACTCCTGGTCAACGGCCAGATCTTCTACACCGGCACCTTGGCGGTGAACACGACGGTGCGGTTCCAGTTCGGCGATTGCGGGGACATCCAGTCCGTGGGCTACCGCGAGACTTCAGGCCCCAACACCTCCTGCGATTGCCTCGTCTTCGCCTCCTGACGTTCACGAGGTTCACATGGCGGTCACGACCACGCACTTGTACAAGGCCGTTCACATGGCAGG